ACCGGCACCAGTGGAGTCAAAGTTTTTGTACCAGCCATTAAGAGCTTCTACCCAGTTGCCAGGGTAGATCTTTTTGGAAGTCAAATAAGTCATTTATTTCTCCTTGTTGTTTTATTTATTGTATCAAAGAACGCCGTCATCGCTGACAAAGCTGTAAGCAGTGGTAACAAAGTCCTTGTTCAGGATTTCAAAACCAGCATACAGTTGCCAGATAAGAATGATAAAGCGGCTGAAGTCATCATTATTGTTAATGAGAACTTGAGCATTAGGACCGCCTACACCAACGCCTACTGCTTGAGGACCAAAGAAGAAACCTTGGGCTACTTCCTGGGAAGTATAAGCAGGAGAATCAGTAAAGCTAGCTGTAATATTCTTGGTTGGGAAGTTGGTAGATTCATAGAATTTAACACCTTCAAACTGAACGCCAGTAGGCATTACAGGTTCACCAGCCAGGAAGTAACCTTGACCCGCTTGAGGACCTTGGTAGAAACTAGCATTATTAGGCATCATGGGATTGCCAGACATATACATGCCTTGACCAGGATTACCTGAATAACGTGCAATTTCACGGAAGTCAGCATCACGACGCAGGTGCATCATGAATGTAGGATCGCAAATACAACGATACAGACCATCAGAGAAGGTAGGTACGTTGCGCTTACGGAGATCCTTAACAACATTCAACAGGTCGGTAGATACGTGGAACTGTTGTGAGTTAGCTGTGTACTGAGCAGTGGTGTAAGAAATACGGCCACTGGAATCCTTAGCAGCACCAGTTGGGAAGTAGTAACCACCTTGTGATGTTGATGCTTCGCCATTAGCTTCTGCTTTGGCTAGTTCATCAATAAACACACGATCACGCCAACGGCGATAATCATCAAGAAGTGTAAGGGAGCCAATAGACTGGTGGAACATATTCAGATTACCTGTGTCCAGCAACATGCGCTGAGCAGTAATCAGAGTTTCACGAGCAATCTTAAAGGTACTAGGCTGAGTAGGATCAGAAGGATCCGCAGGGCCAGTGTATTCCTTAAGCACCACAAGGACTTTTTCCTTGGTGATGTTACGGCTGTTGGCAGTACCAATGGTTTGATCGGAAATACGTTCGCGGCTATCCTTAGTACCAGGAGTGCCCCAGAATTTGTAGCGATCAAGTTGAACGGTTTGACCAGGCTGACGAGTAAAGTCATGAACCACTACTGGTTCTACGGCCATCTCGCAGATGTAAGCAGGGTGAGGACGGTAAAGTTCTGCACCTAAGATCTTTGGAAAATCGGTATCAATAAACACTTTAGTTTATCCTCCTATATTGCAGGATGTATGGTGAAAAGATTCAGACGTACAACTGTCTTTATCTATGAAAATTTTAGCAGGTACTAATTTAACTATCGTTGATAGTTACTAATACCCGCAGTGCCTGTTGTTTGTTTGTACCGGGCACCGGGTGAATTGCTAGATCCGTAAGATTCGGGATCAATGGGTTGATCTGTAAATCCTGGCACACCAATAGCTTGTGCCATATTGGATACACCCCCACCAACCATGCCACCAAGTCCGCCTGCAGCTGTTAACCCAAGTGGAATTCCGGCAGTGTTAATAAGTGTTTGACCTCTACGCAGATTTGTTTTTAGATTGTTCCTCAAGACACTAGGATCAGCACCTTCTTGAACGGCTGCGTTTAATATATCGCCAGCAAATTCAGCTGATTGAATCTCGGCGGGTGACATCCTTGATCGACGTGCAAGAGCACCTGGATTATTGAGGCCAAGGGCGCCAATATTACGCATGGCACTAGCTGCTTTTCCTCGCAGACCTGGAATTTGTGAGCCGAAAGTAGCCCCCAGTGCACCTGCACCTAATGCTTCAATGCTTAATCGACCAGGGTCTTCTTCAGCAGCTTGCCCAGAAACAATATTTCCTAAGGTAGCAAGGCCAGCAGCACCAAGACCGCCAGCCACTGCAGAAGCTACTGGATTTCTGCTGATTGTATTAGCATATTTACCAGCGAATTTCATCGTTCTTCACTCCATTACAAATAGCTTGTTAGCTACAGTATTAGGTTGAGCTTGGTTGAGAACACGCCAGGCATTTTGGGGATCTCGTGCCATGATCTCATTGAATCCACCCCAGAAGTTTTGGGGTTGTTGTGGAGCAGCAGCATCAGGAGGCGCAGGGAAATTCCCATAACCAGGTACTACTTGCTCTGTGCGATAACCAGGTGTTTCCAATTCGCCCTCACTTTCATATACAGGATAAGGGCCTTCAGGACCGAAGAACTACAAAGTGTAGTCACTCAGTACATCAGGATTAGTCAGAATTTCGTTATAAGAGAGATTCTCTTGGTGCTCATTTACAGCAAAGTTGGCATAACCATGCAGCAAACCATTAGCTTTTTGGCCCCATGCAACAGCATTGTCCAACATTGTCTCCAATTGGAGAGCATAGTTATTTAGGACGGCTGGTGCTTCTACCCCGAACGCGTCGATCACCTGGCGGCTTTCGTTGCTCAGGCCCAGGTAGTCCGCTATTTCGGGCAGTGAGGGACTCGAGGAAGTTTGGGAATAATTGGCTGAGGATTCCTGGTTGGGATACGAGGTCTGCGTCCCCAAGTTGGGCGTAGCTTGGCCGTTGTACGTCTGACCGTAATTGGCCGGGGCGTATGTTGGCGTCGGAGCCGAGGGTTGACCCTGGAACGGGGATTGGACTGGTGCGCTCAGCAGACCCACCACCTTGTTGAACGCCGATTCCCATGGGCTGTTCTGGGGTGCCGCCGGTTGGGATTGGGGGGCGTACTGAGTAGGGCTTGATTGGTAGCTGATAGGCGCTTGTGGCACCGCTTGGGGGTAACTGGTACCCACCTGGTAATTGACCGGTCCCTGGTAGCTCGGTGCTGGAGCTTGAGGCGCTGGTACTGCCACGTAGCTGCTTGGCGCTACTGCGGTTGGTACTTGGCTCATCTGTGGGATCGATTGGACGGTAGCGTCCTGCATAACTCATCTCCTTTTGTAATGCTTCTAATGTACGATACAGATATGGAGTTAGATCCAATCTTGGATCCGCAGCCATCGGTAAGTCCGGTGATTGCGGGTGGGGGGTCTGCATCATGCCACCCACTAAGCGAGAGAAAGAAGAATATGCATTCTGTAGTTCTCCCACCATCCTGAACGGGAACCCAGATAACATCTCGGCCCGCTCCTCTTCCGTTTTTGAGGGGAAGAGGTATTTCAGTGCTTCAATGCTATCAACACCTAATTCCTGTAGGTTCCTAACAACAATTGAGTTGTTAAGAATATCTTGTGTTGAGTCTTCATAAACAGGACCCATCCAACGCCATTGGAGCGTCACATCTCCATCTGGAATTAGTCCTAATACACCAGGTGGTATTTGTTGAGTCTTAAGACAAGCCATCATTATCTTCTTGACTTGATCCTCAAACATACCCATAGCTTCGTTATATGCTGCTGTGTCTTCATCAGTAGCTTGCTCGGGAAGTTCCAAGGGTCTTTCGATTCCTGCAGCCGCTGCTAATGTGTTACGGAATAAAGTTTCTTCTTGGAATAAGATAAGTTCTAGACAACGACATATCCCATATGTGTATATAGCAGTTGCCTTCTTCTTTGCAGTAGCAGATACTCTACCAAATAACGATTTATATTCTGTTGCAGTTACACCTGCAGATATAGATAGTTCGTCTACACCACCAAGAGATGTACGTATCTCTTCTCGGTATTGACGTGCAAAAGAATTTTGATCTCCTGTGATTGCATCTGGAACAATGTAACCAACACGATCGTTAGGTTCAAGGTTTGCAATGATGCGTGGTACGCGAAGCTGACCATCGATACCGCGATAGATAGGATCCGATTTAAACTGAGATCTACTTAAGGGTCCTGCACCACCAAAGCCTGAGTTTGCTGCAATAGAAGGACGTTGCACAGTAGCAGTGTCGCTACTGGATTCCATTAGGTCCGTTTTAGGACGAGAAGAAAGTAGGGTTGGGCTACCAAAGAAGGTAACATTCTTCCGCATGGTACGTACCAAGTCGTCATGCGTGCATATATGGTTGGCTAAGGCGTCAAATTCACCAACACCTTCCATTGAAAAGCCTTTGGTATTGTTAAAAATTTCAACACAAGGAATAAAGCCAAGCGTATTTTTAAGTGTGGTGGTACGCCCAGAGT